TTTTGCTATATACAAACTATAAAAGCTAGTACTTAAAGAAAATCACAACTTACCCACAAAAATTTGGTCGGCGGATGCCGACTTGAAAAATGTATAAGTTTAATATTCTCTCAAACGGCACCAGCCAGCTTGCGCAAATGTAATAATATGTAAAATGTAAATATGTAATATGCACAAACCCGTCACAGTTGTCATGACGTATTCGATTTCGTTAGTTTTATGCCGGTAACGACGGCACAGGACTATAGTAAAGTGTCGGGACTCCAGAAAAATTGTAAAATTGGAAGTCCTCACCAATGCTAACAAAGTGGTCCTGCATGAATCTTGCATTGGTGGATTGAGTGTATCGATGCTGAAACCCCATGAAAGTGTTAGGGGTATAGAGGTCAGTCCAATCGATACGCTTGCCCGGTTCAAATCTTCTGTTACTGTAGTAAGGAACCTCAAATTCCATAACTGAGTTAACTCCCATTCCAGTAACATGAGCGCCAGCATAACCAGTCACAGCTCCATCAGTCGCTGTATAATCATCGGTTGGTAATGCTGTGTAACCAAGGGCGCCCTCATTTGGATATGCTCCGATGACAGCAATTTGGTTCAGGTATTCTGCAGCTTCTGGCTGCATCAACTCTACTTGACTATTGTCAAGCACCCCTGGAGCTGTCGCAGTCACTCCTCTTGCCATAATTTTATATCTAATCGACCCCCTAACCCCAGAAAAGCAAAGGGAGATCAGATGCAACAAAAGCGTGTTGCAAAAATTGTAAGGCACTGGTCCAGTTGCACTGTGCACAGCGTTTGGAACCCGCCCCCGCAGGAAAGGGTACGCGCAACGTCTGGTTCTAAAGAACTTGCCAACACCACCGCCGGTGTAGTCACCACCAGTCGTTTCGTGCAATGTGTAGCGCTTAAGTAACATGCGTAAAGAACCAACATGTTCCCCGATGTAAACTTTGTTCATATCGGGTGAGTTTGAAGCGCCAGTACAAAACTTCCTGATGGATGATGATTGCGAATTGCTAATCTCACCAGATGGGAAAAGACCCGATTGAGATGTGATTGTATAATTCCCTGGTGCAGGGGTCGGTACAAAGACTTCAAAGTCATCTGCAGCCGAGACGTAAAAATTCAACACAACATTGGAAATGCCTACATTAGAAGTTATCAGTTCATTGAGAACGTAAACAGAAAGTATTCCATTGAAAAGTTCATTCGAGGTCAAAGGTCCAGTGCCATATATAGTGCTTGTGGTAACCGAACCAGGTTTTATGATTGGCAACAGATTAGTTGGTTGTGATATGCCTATCTCGTAAGTCATGTCAGTATCAGTCGTAATGTCAATAACTTCTGAATAACCGACATTGGTCTCAGTAGCAGAATTTTGGTTTGGATCGTACTTAACCATAAGTCTGCCCCGATGGAACCCAGAACATACCACTTCTATTCTCAGTTTCATACATCCTGTCCAATACTTAAAGGGCATTGCTGCAAAACAGCATGGGGTCATGTTGATCCCAGTACCATTCAGTTGCCACATACAAGGTGTGACACGGGTGTTCCAGATCAACGTGCCAGTTGGTGACGAAGTTAACCAACTGGCGGTATCTATCCAGGCCTCTCTTGTTGCGAAGGATGCAATCGCCAATTCATCCTTATCTCCAACTCCACCAATCCGTGGATCAACACTCAGCTCTTGTTTCTCTTCAATGGTCAACTTCGCTGATGTGTCAGGTGCAGTTGCACATGCTAGAGATCCAGTAGCTACGGGTCTCATGGGGTCTGGTGCTTTAGTGATCAATGGCCTACTATATCCATAGCTATGGGCGATCTCAGAGATTCCGCCAAAAACCATTGATCCAGGCATCGCCATTGGTGCGAAGCTTGGTATGGAAGAAAGTCTAGCCAGAGTCTTTGAAATGACCCCAGCGGTGTGGGAAACCACTCCCTTGGCATTCGCCTGATCATTCTCACTAGGTTTACCAGCTTGAGCAACGATAGTCGATGGGTTCACACTAGTTGGGAATGCAAGGTGCATGTCCTCAGCCCATGCGAAAATGCTGACAGTTATTGCTTCAGTAGTCCCAGCTGCATTCAGCAAAACGGATAGTTCACTCATACAAATGCGCCCAAGTTCAGCGTATTCTGCATCAACTATGCTGACGGCATTTTTGTGCCAGAAAAATGGTAGTACCATTTCAGCTCCCTGATTTGTGGTTGGATTTATGATGCAATGAGGTCTTTGAGAATGCTCGGTCATGTGACCCTCGGTTGTAGGAACACCGGCGTGTGAAGCTGCATCAAAATTTGGCAATGGCAAGTAGTCCGGCATAAGCCTACCGTAATAGAATGCGTTTCCACTGACCATGAACTTCAAGTGCAAATTGCATCTCATCATGCTGTAATTTGCTATTCTGTTAATCACACGCTTGTTCTCGAAGAAGAGACTCCAGGGATCGATGACCACTTGTGTGGCACCGCCAACATCCCAAGTGAAATTGTATATGTTGACTGGACGTTCAAAGAAATCGCCCAAGTCTGAGCGCCAATCACTGACCGCTTCTCTTGCTGGGTCGGTGAAAGTTGGTTCTGCAACTACATCCTGTTGTTCTTCGTCTGCGAATGTCATGGTTCCTTGAATTTCGGTTTTCGTTTCAGGGACCCCACTTTGTGGTTGTATGTAGACCATTCTCGGATCGTACAAACATGTTAATCCATCACGTAATGTGCGGCATTCTCCAACTATACCAGCAGCATTTGCAATGAGCTCATACAGGGCTTCGTTCTCCATCTGCATCAGCTTCAGTGCACTCCGTGAAAGAACTTCTGAAACAAAATCTATGTCGGAAGAGAGTTTTACAAGAACTTCCTTTTCTTGGGTGGAAAACCTGCCACCATTTTCATCCCGTTTTATTAGACAGAGTTCGGGAAACTGTTCTTTTGTGTGTTCTATTTGATTTGTAAACATTTTATTATGTAGTGATGGTGCTTCATGCTTATTATCACCACCAACTTGGCTCTCAGTTGTTCGGGGTAGTCGCTTAAAAACGACGTGCGATGCACCCCCTTGGTATTCAAAGCCTAGATATTCAGCCTGAGAAAGCAAAACATCTGGTAAACCATCTGAATCCACCATTTCTTCAACTTCGGACTCTATGTCCACCCCATGATAGGTACGGGGTACAGGTAACCCAAATTTTACGAGGTGGGTCTTACCTCTTTTGCCATTGCGTTTCATCCAATCTTGAACACGGTCTTCATATGAAAGATTCAATCCTTCAATGTGACCAATCATGTCCAAACGTTCCGCCAACTCGATCAACTTCAATCTAAAGTCCTCATAGAAAATGGGGCCATGATTAAAAGCTTCCCTGAGGGATGTTGACAGGTTGGTGCAACAAATGGTGTAACTTGTATGTCCGGATCGCTTGTCGAGAGTACAAAGCCTCATCATGCGGTAGATACTGACAGGATCAAGGGCGCCAATCTCAAAACCGAGCAGCGGGTGAAACACGGAACGTCGTTTCAAGAAATCAACTTCTTCCCAGCTGTAGTAGTTGGGAATTGGTTCATCACTTTTATCAAATCTCGTGAATTTCATGCCAAATCGTGCCAGAAAAATGGAAAATCCAAGCACAGTGAAATTCGGGGCGTCATCTGATACCTCACCAACATTGTCGTCCCCGTAGGTTTGCATGCCCACGAATTCGGCAAATGATCTGGCAGGGTACTCGTGTAGGAAATATGCTCTCAGGAGCAACAAATTGCAAATTGCGTTGACAATTGCAGTCATGATATTTCCGGAGATGAAAAGACCGAGACATGGAATGAAGATACCTCCATCCATAACCACGTAACAATTGATGATGCACTCCATTAATAACTCCATGCATCTTATATCCTCTTCAGTGTAGTTTCCGCTCTGACGTGCTATCCAAATCAAAACATCTCTAATCGCCATGACTAAGAGCATTCTGGTGAGGTGGACGTCGAATCCGGAGAAATCGCCGGCAAAGATTTTGCCACTTCTGAAGCGCCTTACTGCCCTCATAATGCGATCCCACTCGTGATTGCTGGCATTTGTGCCAACTGCAATCTCAAACACTTCTGGATTCAATTCAATCATTTCTATGATTGGTAGAAACAACCTTCTCATTTCAAAATTTGTTACACCTGATAGAGCATTCACTACTCTCGCCTTTTGGGCCCCTTTCTTATGGGGTTCGTCTTTGAAGAACGTTTTTACCGGTCGGTTAGGAACGATACCGTCTCGCAACTTTTGTCTGTCTATCTCCAATTCAGCTTTAAACGCTTCTGACAGTTCTTTCACATCGCTACCTTCAGTGCGCACTATGAATGGCTCCTTGTTACCGGTTAGGGGTAACCCTGGTGCGGTGTTTATTGGCCAAGCTGGCATGAAACGCCGCCCTGGTATACCATTCAGCGCTTCGTGATCAGTCAATGGTCTGAGCTTTCCCTTCCACTCCTCGGAAAGGACGACTGGAGCAATTTTCTCCCTGTAATCTTGGAGCGCTTTGTTCATCAGATCAGGATCTATTATGCTCATTGGCGTTCTGGCTTTATCCATGAATTTCTGGTAGGGCTTCCATGGAGGAGACATTTTGGGTGGTTCATACTCATTGTCATCACCGAATATCTCTTTCACCAGGTCATTAGTGGGAAAGACTGTAAACCCAGACTTCTGCGCAGGTTCAGCCTTAATACACCCGACGCACTCAAAGTGAGACACTTCCTTCTGGTAGTTAAGAAAGTGTTTGGGGTGCAGTCCACTTTGTTTCTCCAAGTCCTTGCCCAGACACTTGGTGTTCAATGGTGCTGTTTGAGAAAACAAGTAGAATCCCTTCTTGGTAAAGAAGCTCTTGGCTTCCTTCAAGTATGGAAGCGGACATTGCACAGCAGCTCCATCCGGTTTGTAGTGAGCTCCAGCAACATGCATTCCAAGAACACAAGGTTCTGTTCCTGCTTTGTACAATATTGCTCCGCATAGACCTGGAAAACATTGGCCCTGATTTATCAAGTACTTCAGGCCCATGAATGGTTTCTCCGTTCCAATTTTGTAGGAACCTGATTCGCAAATCCCTTTGGTTATCTTTATCGCTCCATCGTCACTTCGGTAAACCATGTTGAACATGATCTTACTGCTCTTTTCAAGCATTTTGGGACACAACATGTGGGATATGTCTTTGCACAAAACTCACAACCTCCTGTATAGATGTAGGCCAAGTCGGTATCCTCACGATTAAACATCATACTCTCATACACATCGAAAGTGCGGGAGTGGTTCGTCGATTTTGGGTTATCATTCATTACCAATTTAATGGTGAACGAACTCAAACCTTTAACGTAATGCTTAGGAAATTTCATCACGTTTGGATCTGTGAACAGACTGTTTCCAAAACTGACTGGAGTTTTAGTCTTGATGTCATAGATTGTGAAATGGAACAGGTTTCTAACCAACACGCCTTCAAATTGTTCGGATGTCATTGTCTTGCACTTGGTTGACACATCTATCTTTTCAATTCTAGGCTCCAACCACTCAGATTCTGCAAGAGCGGCCTCCGGCGCACCTGGTACAATCACTTCAACCGGCTTTTCAGATGCCGCTCGAATCCCAACAAGAGTTTTGAGTTTACTTATAACACCAGCTTGCTCATCCGTAGCTGGTGAATTTTCAACTTCCAACTTCTCTGTAGGAAGCGTAGGTATCTTATCGCCAATGATGCCATCTGGGGCGCTCTTGGGGTTCTCAATCCCGAGGATTGAATCAATCCAACCTTCAAAACCAATCTTTTGAGTTTTCTTAAGTGCCCTCATCAGCTTAATACAAATGTAGAGCGCAGCTGCGCCAGTAGAATAGGCCATGACATGAGTCATAACCTTATCTCTGGTCAAACGATTGCAGTACTGCGTCACATCATTTCGCTGCATGAGTGAATCTATATGTGCCTTCTTTGCTGCCTCCCAATTATTCCGGAGTCGCAGTACTGAAAAAGTACTGAATAGAAGAAACAAAAATAGATGCACCTGAAAATTGGTGTATGAATGATCAATAAAGATACTTGTCGAGCGAGGAAACCAGGTAGTGTATGTTGGTTCAAGATGAATGTGATCAACTCTAAGAATCTTGAAAAGAAGCTTCCAGATTCTGGTTCGTCGGGTTGGAATCTCAACAGGAACTGGTTCAAAGTATTCGATTTCAACAGGTGAACAAACCCGTATTAAAAAGCTCACAAAAGATGCGGCTGTACCAACTGGGTCATACAAATGATCAACCCTTGTGTCCATCTCAAAATATCGTGGACAATGTACGCACAACCAAATCCAAAAGGGATTCCTGTCAAGGCAATATTCCGTAGAGGACAACCAGTGAACCAAGTATGAGGACAATACAAGACATGGAATAACGCACAGCTGAATTAGACTTGATCGAAATGAATCATAAATCTTATCAGCATCAGCTATGCATATCAGTTCTTGGAACCGCTCATCCCTTAGTGCATTGGTTGGAACAAACTTCAACCAATCGAATCTTGTCCATAGTGCATCAAGGCCAAAGTACGTACCGGCCTTAGCAGCCATGTCTCCCATTAGAATTTTCCTCGAAATGGTGTTTTGGAATCTCTTCTTCATACTACCCATTGCACGTTTGAAAATGAAGTTAACCATGACCCCTTCGGGCTCTAGTTCCAAACGCTCAGCATTTTGATCTGCTTCATATATAGTATCAAGTGCAATTTCAATCACTGACAAGGTCTCATCATCATTCTCTTCACCAGAAGATGATTCAGAACCGGAACCCGAAGAAATGTCTTCATCAGAACTATCTACTGATTGTTCTGGATAAGAACATTCATATATCGCTTGTTCCTCATCTGAAGGTTCCGAGTAGCACGAGTTTTGTTGTTGCTCTTGGGGCTCATGACTAAATTTAGCAACTTCCGACGTTCCACTATCTTTATGGTACGGACAGTGGCCTTGAAAGTGCGGGCATCCGTTTGATGCACATTTTGTCAATTGCTTTTCCGTTCGGTTTTTCAAACCTTTGGCCAAGCGCTCTTCATTCGCTCGATGTTTTGCAAATGCATCAATCAAGAAACATAGAACATCCTCAGCTGACACATCTTTCATTGGTCTATCATTGTGAACGCAAACGGCGTAATCACAGACGTATCTGTGGTCCTTGCCAGGTTTCACAGTCGTGATTGTGTACAACAAGGTGTCATCAATGATCCGATCAATTTCGGAGCCATTGGCATCTTTGTAATACTCGCGCACCTTGTCTGAATCTATTCCGACAACCGTTCCATCAACTATACGTGTAAATTCGGGACGTGGTTTAACATCAATTGCAAATTCACACCTTTTCTGGATACTCAAACACGAGATTGAATTCTCAAATGCTTTTAGAGTTTTGTCATGTCCAGTGTATGCAACTATGTCAGGGTGACAATCTGCATTATGCTTGTCTTCAAGCGCAGCCATTGGTGGATGAAATGGTATTCTGTTAACCACATCAACAACAACATTCGAGCCATCGTTCTGTCCCTTAGGCTCTTTTTTGTTGCCGTAATCATCCATCAAAACTGCGTTCTTGTTATTTGTCCAACCATCCCAAAACTTTTGTCCTTCCTTCAACACGTACAGGTAACCCTCACCATGTGGGAGGGAGGCCGATTTGCATAACAACTCAATGAATTGACCAATCATGAAAGATTTTCCGAGTCCGCTATCACCAAAAAACCCGAAGGTAAATGGTAAATATCGAGATGTGGAAGACATATCAATCCATGAGGTCTTGTTTGAAATGGACATGATTTCCGATAGTTTTCGCTCCAATACCGCCTTATAGGCGGATTTCGGTGTGCTGCGGTACAAATCTCTCAATCTTATTCCCAAGACGTTTAGTCGCAAATCAAATTCGGCTTTCGTTATTCCAACGCGATACTCACCCGTCTGAACATGGGTCCAATTTTTGATGATCCACAAGTACTCCTCATCCAATGAGGCGCTCTCATCATCACCCAACAAAAATGATGCAGGATTTCCGGACTTCCAAACAGCAGCGGATCTTTCCAGCACAAAAAGACTTATGCTAAAAATATGATCCACTAGATCTGTCGCTCCGGAACTAACTACATCGAGATCCGGTTCAAGAACTTTGAATCCCTTAATGTCGAAAGTGAGATCAGCTGCATTGTAGACACCAACAGCCACCAATATACCAAGAAACTTGTTTATGGTGCTGGCGAACGGGCCTTTCATCACAACGGTCCAGTTGCTTCTCAATTCTTTAATGGAATCGATGAAGCCCTTGAAACTACCAACTGATCCACTGTCTTGTGGTTCTATTTCCTCAGTGAGGGATGATATGTACCTCAAAATAGTGGACGTTACCGACTTTTCGACAAAAGTTTTCACAAATTGTCCGATTATACACAGCATTGCTGATGGCTCTTCTGTGCCGCGCAACGCGCCAAGCATAAGAATCACACTTTCAACTATATCAAATGTTTTCTCAATTTGGTCCATCTCACATGATCCGTCCTTTGGGAGATGTTTGTGGAAAATTTCTTGTATGTCTTCAGTCAATGATGACTGATTTTTCATTCTCAATTTCTTCGGTTTGGTACGTCTTTTCAGGTTTTTCGATCTTGAAAAAGTTTTTGGGTTCACGTCCTCTGACGTGTCGTACTCAACATCTCTGGCCAAAGCATAGGTAGGCGTGTTTAGACTGTTGATGCTTGATTGTGTAGTCGGATGGCTACATGACTTCTCACCCGGTGGGTGTCTACCCCCATGGTTGGGGTGAATGGTAGATTTTTTGTTTAGTTGTTTACTGACTCCTTTGGCTTTCTGAGTGATATCCATATTAAAAGCTCCAGTTTTCCCTCCGTTTTCGGTTGAATGGGAATAACCATCATAGCTATCAATAGGGTTCGTTTGCTCTTGGCATTTAACTCCAATATTTTTGGAGGGGGATGATAACACTTGACTCATTCTGTTTGAAATAATTATTAATAAATTCCATCCAAATATAAGTCGAGTGCTTCATCTGTCCTTAGATCAGAGGAAGCTCTCGCATCTCATAAAGCATGATCCGTCCCAATGACGTTCTTCTCATTGGTATTCGACCTTCATTGTGCGCTGTCTCTTAAGGAATAGAGACGCACTCAAGCCGCATGGCTTGCGGAATTGTTGGCAAACCTATGGTTCATTACACCATATATTGAGTTCGAAATTACGAACAAATGTTTGTTACTAAAAACCACATCCATGCTCATGCTTAATAGGATTCTGTCCCAAGACATCACTACAGACGTCAAGGTCCAAAGGATAATGGCCAGATATGGTATCTGGCAAATGGTAAACTCGCCTTATTAACGACCGGCCTAGTCGGACATAATAGTCAATATTTTGCTCACTTTTCTCTTGATCATACAAAGTGCAGCAGTTTCGCTGTATGTTCTCAAAGGAGAATTAAATCGGTAGGGCCGAGGCCCAAATTTTCCCACTGTAACCAGTGGACATGGATTCCGTTCATGGCTAGAACGTTTACCATCGTTTAGATTTTACAACATTTCAATTGAAACAGAAATGTTGCCTTAACCATTAGGTTAGTTTTTGGTGTTTCATCACAACACCGGGAAGCGATTAACCTCAATCGCGAGGCAGAAAAATATAACATTTTGGAATATTGTACTCAGTTCATAATGAACTGACAATACAAACATAGTGCTAATGCTATAGAAGATTAGAACTTACTTCGATCTCTGGG